GGCGCATCCAGAAATGCTGACAGAACGGACCGCCTTTGTAGAACCAGATGGAGTAGAAGTCCGAGCCGTTCGGTCCGAATCCAGCATTTGCACCATCAGCATCCAGAATGTCTTCCATTCGGTACACTTTATTGGCACTTTCCATCATAGCGCAGAAATCACGACTGGCTCCAGCAGCCTGCCCCGTGCTGGTGTATTTGTAGCGCACCTTAATGATGCTTGTGTCCTGCTCCGATGTTTGATTAGGAGTGCTCTGAATAACCTCTGCGAAGGTGAACGCTGCGTTGCGCAGTTCCTCTTTCTCGTAGTCAACGGGTCGCTCGTCAACCAACTCCCAATCATCACTCATCTCCTCACCCTTTGGGATTAGCGATGAGGTGATTTTGTCAACCATCTCGGCATTCAGTTTCGGTACGCAGTTGGGGACTTTCTTGCCGTCCTTCTCCTTGAAGCCAATCATCTCGTAACCTTCCCAGCAGGGATTAGCGGCAGCGAACTGGTCTTTGACCTTCACTCCCGTCTCCTCCTCAATCACTTCGGCATCTCCGACCTTCATTGCACTCCACTCCAGAGGACGTAGGGTCTTGAAGTAAAGGTTGAGGCTGATGTCGTTGAACGCAAGTACCTCTTGAATGCCGTCCAGAATAACTTCCTGCATCGGCTCAATCACCGTATTCTCAAACAGAACAGATGCCGTTTCAAGTTCCTGCGCATTGTTACCAAGTCCCGAATTATCCTTGATGCCCAGAAGCATCGGTGAGGTTACACGGTGAGCAACCATCAACTTCTTCATAGACTCATCTGCGAGGAATTGATATTGTTGCGAGGCATCGCTTAACTGCACGGGCGTTATGTCCGCAGCGAGCTCCTTATTGTCGTTAAACGAGACGATAAAGCGTCCTGCGTTGGACGAACCGCTAAACTTCTCTGCAATCCTGCGCTCGGCCTCATCTTGCTGCTCCTCTGTAGGTACTCCGTTATTGAAGTTGATGAGCATTGACGGAGCCAATCCGTTCTTGATATTGTTGATGTGATAGTTGGCGATTTCTTCCTCCAACTCCGCATACTGAAGGCCACCTTGATAGTCAACTGGCGAGTAGTAGTAGAAACCTGCTCGGTATGGCTTGATGTAAACAATTTCAATCGCTTCATCGCTGAACCCAAAGGCAGGGATGCGGATGGGTTTCTCCCGATTATCCTTGACGTCTTTCCAGTCCTTTGCGTAGTAGTAGGCTTCCACCTCTCCATCTTCGTTGCACTTCTCGGCACGGAGCGTTTCAACGGGCAAGTGGTCTACCTGCACAATGGTATCGTGAGCATCGTTGTAGATAACCTGCATTGCGCACTGACCCATCATCTTGTAGTCAGATACCAACTTGCGTAGGCAATCTTTTTTGAACAATGCCCTCATCTGAGCGTACTGCTCTGGTTTGCGGCTGGAATCTGTAGCGTCCATACCACGACCATACATCAACTCCACAATACCATTGATGATTGCGTTGTTGGTGGGGCTTCCGTTGTATCGGTCAATCAAATACTGAAAGTAGTTGTTGTCCTCCCCGTAGGCGACCCATTCTTTGTTCTGTACCTCCTTAACCACTGGTGTGGTGTAGGTGGACATTTTCATTATCCTTACGTTCATATCACAATAAAGGTATTATCTCGGCTGTCCTCCTCAACATAATCGTTCTCATTCAAGGTATATTGCTTGAGGTTGGTCTGGGAAGTGCAGTAAACTTTCCCCCGATAGATATCCAAGTCGTCATATTCCACTCGGATGTTGTAGAATACGCCCTCCTCAACCGAGTAGATGGCATTCAACTGCATATAGCCGTCAATCTCCGTGATTTTCGGGTTGATTGTAGCCGTTGTATTGGTCTGTTCGTTGGTTAGGTACAGAGAAACCCCATCAAGGTCTTTTACGGCTGCCTCAACGCACAACGCAGCCTCCAGAATGCCGCCATCAAGTTCTACCCTTTCAAAGTAAAGGTCTAAATCCTCCGATGAGAACACATATTCTCTCGGTACAACCGTTATGGTTTGGACGTAATTGACTGGCTTTAGGATGTGCATATACCAATTAACTTGATTCTGGCGGTTTGTAATAAAAAGGCCTCCCGAAGGAGGCCTCTAATTGGCACCAATAATAACAACCAAATTACGAGTTGGTGCCAGGAACTGGCGTGATGCCAGTCAAGTCTCCAAACGGGTCAGCGGGGGTTGCCGCCTTCACGAACAAAGCCATTAGCTGCTCCGTTGCGGTAAAGGTAAGCGTGTAACCGTTAAGGTCACCCATCTCTGCGCCAGTTACTGCCGTTCCGCCAGTTACTTCGCATCCGTAGTTGGCTCCACAAAGGAAAGTGTTGCCGTTGCGGTCTTGTACGAAGATTTGCGGACGACCATAGGCCATCAACTTAAGTTGCTTATTGTCCTCTTTAGTCATCTTGGTCAACGTAATGTTGAGCGTCTGGCTAAAAAAGGTAGTTCCGTTTTCACGGCTTGAAGTAATCGTTTGCTCCAAAGAGTTTGCACCCTTCACGATGTACTCGTATGCGTTTACGCTGGTTCCAGAGATTGCGGTGAGCTGGTCATCTGCATCCAGAGTCAGCGTTCCTAAATCTCCGTAATCAACGAAGAAGATTTTGTTAATGCCACCTACTACGTCTTTGCAGGGGACCTTACGTCCAAGTGTTAAATCACAAGCCATTGTTTCTTGAATTAAAAAAGGGGGCGGGGCAAAACCCTCACCCCCTTGAGGTTAATCTATTCGGTTCAGATTAGGTGTAGTATACAACTTCAGAACCAAAGCCGTACTGAACACCAGCCGTAAAGCGCATAATGATGCGTACGTTCTGGCTTCCGTCAATGTCGCCCATATCAATCACTTTTACCTCGTTGTGGTCGCTCAAAAGACCAGTTCCGAAGTAAAGGTTTGACTTCTGCGCCATAACCATTTCGTTTGCACCAAGTCCGTAGACCATAGCAATCTTAACGCCATCGTAGTTCAGGTCGCCCTGATTCCACCACATAGTACCTTGATTGTTCACACCATTGGCACCTACTCCGTTGGCAGCGAAACCACCAAGAGCACGAACGTAAGCCTTCGCTACGTTAGGAGCAACGTACAGAGTGAGGTCCTCTTTACCGTAAAGGGTATTTGGAGTAGCGTCAATCATTTTGCCCATCTCCTCAACAACGTTAGAGGCAGTTACAGTGGTACCTACTACGTCAACAACAGTTCCGTCAGCAGCGAAAAGGGTAGTGAAGCCATCAAACTGACCAGCAGTTGCGTTAACACCAGCCCAGATGCTCTGCTCAATGTTTTGAGCTACCTTCTCGGCTACGTGAGCGATAAGGAAATCGGTGAAAGTTGCAGGCAGGTTATCGTAAACAGAGTAGCCCATTTGTACGGCCTCCCAGTCAGAACGGAAGTCCTTCTTACAAAGCTGCAGGTTTACTTGGAATTCTTCAGGCTGGATGATGCGCTCATCAAGCGTCAGCGTAGAAGTTGGGTCAAAGTCACACGTAGCGTTCTTCACGATGTCATTCGTAGAAACTCGCTTGATAACTTCTTTGTATTTGACGTTAGGCTTAATCTCAATCAAGCCCTTGTCAAGGGTTACACCTGACAAGAGGGCTGCGGCAATGTATTTGCCAGCAAACTCACCTGCGTAGGTAGTAGTAATTGATGTCGTAGTAGGCATTTTATTACTTGGTTTTAGTTAAAAGGTAAATCAGACTCAAGGTCAAAGATTTCTTGCGAAACCTTCAAGAGTGCATCTGCATCACGGGAAACGTCCGAATACACCGAGATGGTGTTAGGGTCAATTCCCAGTTCAAATGCGTTATCGCTGAACTCGGTTAGAGAAGCAGCAACAGAGGTATGTGCATCGGAGATACGAGAGTAGTCAATCCCAGAGAATTGGCTTTTGAAGGCAGAAACCTGCTCAACAATGCTTTCAAGGGCTGACTTGTATTCTTCGGATGCGGAGATAAGGTCAGACAAGTCCGTAGAGACGTCTTGCAGCTCTTGTACGGACGCCAAATGCATCTTGTGGGCAACCCTTTGGTTGGTCTCCCGAAAGTCCTTCTTACGCTTTGCAGACGCAAGAATGTTGAAGATGCGTTGACGCTCGTTCATTAGAATCCGCCCAACTTAAGTACGGGACCGATTTCAGACATATACGAGCGAATTGTGTTTTGTGCCTCGTCAAGAGACTCAAGGGCTCGTTCGGCTTCTGCGTAGGAATCCATACTTGACGGGTCAACGCCAAGTGCGTCAGCCGCTGCACGGGTCTCAATCATAAGGGCCTCAACTTTCTCAGCCAGACCTGA